GAATACCGTTACCTCCAAGGAAAGAAAGAATCGAACAGTTCTGAATATAAGGAGATCTACTGATAATTGGCTTATCCAGTTTGGTTGCATAACCAGCTCTGGAGACCGATGTATCTGATGGATCGTCAAATGCAACTGCGAATCTCCAAGTAGACTGAGGAATACCTGCAGAGTCAATTGCATCCTTCATCGCGAAACCAGTCAGGTACATACCGTTTCTTACACGGAAGAGGTCTTTGCCTTGGTTTTTGGGTCTGACGATAGTATTTCTGAGGTTATCACCAACAACTGCGATATCATCATAGAGGATGATTGGGTTATCTTCTTCGTAGTTACCAGCCTCAACGAAGATACAAACTGGTTGTGATTGAGTTCGTGGATTATCCAGTGCTGGGATAGAACCGATTCCGCTAACTGCGGTGGTAACAATGCCAACATAGTTGTAGATGGAAGATCTTACATCAGCACAATCAGTTACACCGAAGTTAATTGAAGTTGGAATACCTGCTAGAGATCCACTAAGAACTGCGGTTGTGAGAATACCTACGAGGTTGTCGATGGTAGTCTGGGTGTTCGCACAGACCAAATCACCTCTATTAGTACCAATACCAGCATCAAACTGAATCGTAAGATCCTGGAAGTTTAGCTGGTTTGTAATTGCCTTCTTAGCGTAGTAAGCAAGACTTGTAAATGCATAACCAGAAATTGCCTCTTCTGCAACCAATCCATCAGTCTTGGGATTACCTGCACCATCGAAGTAGAACTTGGTTGCACGTTGGATGTGCTGGTTACTACCAAAGTTCACGTCCATCGTGACTGCATCGATAATGTAACCAAGGTCTCTTGCACACTTTCTACCACCTGTGACCATGGTAGTTGCAATACCTACGTTTCCACGAACGTTGGTTTCGTAATCAACAACAAAGTAACCATAGTTTGGAGTAGTAGAGATTCCAGAAGTAGAACCTGCTGCGACGGTTGTAGTAACAATACCAGTCAGTGTGGTGATTGTAGATCTTACGTTAGCGCAGTTAGTTGCGCCATTGTTAGTTCCTGTAAGAGGGTCATTTGGTGCAGTTAGATCTGTTACTGAAAGTAGGTTACAAACTGCAGAGGACATACCAACTGCGGCTTCTGTAAATGCGTATACAGATTCAGTTTCTTCTCCAAGTAAACCATTTCCTGTTGGGTTTCCATTCGCATCGAAGTAGAATCCCATGAATCTTCTTGCGTATTCATTACTACCGCAGAAGATATCAGTCGAAATTGCATCAACAAAGTATCCAAGGTCTCTCTTACACTTAGTTTCTGTGGAAGAAATACCAGGATATGTTGCAACAGTTGCTGCCCATGCATAATCAATGATTTCCTGTCTATTCTTCTGGATTAGACGATATGCAGTGTAGAATCTGGATCTGTCAGTTACAGGACCGTCATCACCTGGGAAGTAGAACGAAGGAACATCAGTAACTCCAATTGCGACAGACGCAAGAGACTTATCGATAATTTCTTGTCTGTTAGCTACTAACAGATTCTTAGCATCCTTATTTCTGTGGAAATAGTTTGCATTAGTATTCTCAGGATCTTGAGTTATCGTGTAATCAAATGATTGTTGATTTACCGAAGGATCGCTATAATATGTTGGTGGGGTTTGGTTGTTGACAACATACTGAGTGATATATCTCAGATATTCAAAAGCATATAGTGCAGGTTCGGTAGTGGTTGAGAAAGTAGTAGTACCAAAACCTACAGCACGTTCTCTAATCTGGTTGTTTCCACCAAATCTGATGTTATAGATTAGATCATCTAATGTGTCACCAACGTATGTCTTCCAAATAGCTTGATCATAATCTGAGAAAATAGTTGCAACACCAATATTTTCATAGTTGAATTCAACTTTACCAACAACTTCATCAACGATGAAGTCTTTGTTGCTTTCCATCAAATCACCAGCATCGAGATACCTCTGACCTGGAATTACAAATGAATCGAAGGATGCTAACTGTGCAGCTCTTCTAATTGACTTAGTTGGAAGAGTCTTACCATCATTAGTGTCATCACCATTAACTGCTGATACATAATATCTGTTTTCATACAGACCCTGACCACCAGTGTTAAATCCAATGGTGTTATCTTCTTGTAGAGAAAGAACCTGACCAACTTTACCAAGTCTTGCAGGTAAAGTTAGAGTATAGTCAGTCGCAATACCAGAGCTGGAAGTCTTCAGAGTTACATTTCTGGAAAGACCTGTGGTGGTGTTAATACCAGATAATGTCAAGGATGACATGATACCAGCATTCGCTACAAGAGTGCTGATGCCTACCATGTCGGTAGAATCGCCATCAATAGTAATGCCAGTGGTTCCGATACCAATCTTGACTTCTCCACTGACTCTCATGTCGCCAGTCATGTGGAATGTAGTCTGACCTACACCATTAATGGTTGCGGTTCCGAAGGTAGAAACACCTGTATTCTTTTGGTCAACACCAAAAATATCTTCAGTTACGGTCAGAATACCAATAACTGCACGATCAAAGTTTGCAGAATCTGCAATGTTACTTCCTTGAATTTGAACTGCGGTAAAGATACCAGTGTTTGCGTAGACACTGTGAATACCCAAACCAGATGCAAATCCAGTAGTAAGTCCTAGGTATGTACCAATACCGTTATTAAAGTTGAGATTATTGAAAGTTGAATCAGCAACATTGATATCGGTAAAGATACCTGCATTGATATAACCCTGATCGATCACTACACTAGTGATACCAACCGAAGAACCAAGAGAAACAGTATCGGTTGCAGTAAGTCTAGTTGCGTTTAGATCTTCACTGACCGTGAAGTTAGTAGCAAAACCAGTGTTGAATCTCAGTTCGTTGGTATTTTGACTAGTTACGTTGACATCAGTAAAGATACCAGAATTGATGTATGCAAGAGGAGTTGTAACCTCTTCTATAGCTGCAGCTGTAATGATACCAGTGTTAATTTCTGCTCTGTCGATGTAGGCACTACTAATTCCAGCAGAAGTAATGATACCAGCAGCAATATTTGCAGTTCCTACTTGTAGTAGTGGAGTATCAAGAGCAGTTGCGACACCGACGTTTGCATATACATTAGTTGCATAGACATCAGTTACATGTAGTACAGTACCGATACCAACATCAAAGTTTGAAAGGTCTGTGAAAGAAGTGGTAATGCCAACTTCACCAATAACAGAGTTAGTAATATTGAGGTCGGTTATAATACCACTATTAATATAAGCAGTACCACCATAAGAAACATCATAATTTAGATTTGTGGCTACTAATGAAGTGATAACACCACTTCCTGCCGTAATATCACCAGCAGTTACATTAATAGTTCCTACTCTTTCAACTTCTAGGTGAGTACCTTCAAATCTTCCATAATTTGGATTTGTTATCAAGAAGTCTGATGTAATGCCAGTTGTGGGACCCCAATAAACGTCTCTCTTAAATGAGATTTGGAAACTTCCATTGGATACCGCAGCATCTGCACCATATGAAACTATAATACTACCAATTCCAATAGAACCTACAATTGGGGGAGTTCCTGTAAATGCGGTTGGGTTTTCAACTACATCACCAATTTCAACATTAGATGTATTAACACCAGTAATTACAGTAAGACCAAGACCAATAGATCCACCAGTAACTGTAAATAATTCATCTCTAGTGTTTGTTGCGGGTGCAGATAAAGTAATAGCACTAACACCAATAGCAGCAATAGTAGTTCCTTCCGCTGTTGCTCCGAAAGTGATACCGTATCCTACGACAGCACCTGCCGTGTTAATACCACTGATGGTAGAAACACCTGGACCTCCATCCAAATAACCGAAACTAGTTGTAATAGATCCAGTTCTTTCAATCGGTTGATCTACGAATACTGTACTAATACCAATATCAGTAACTAAAGCAGGGTTTTTAAACGTATACAAAGATACTGTGCCTGCTGCAGATACTCTATCTCCACGGAAAATATTAGAAGTGTCGATACCAGTAATCTGGAATGGTAGATAATCGATTGTACTACCAGTTTTTGCAATATCTCCAGTATTATTTGCTACAATATACTTTGCAGTTAAAATACCAGGTCCTGGATCAGTCCCTCCACCAATGTTTACGTTTGGTGCTATGGATAAACCATGTCCTTTATATGAAGAAACAGTTCCAAATCCAATGCTGGATACGGTCAGACTTCCATCACGAATCTCTACATCATTAATAACAGTAGCAGCTGCAGATACCCAAATACCCTGGGTAAACGTTGCACCACCACCAACTGTTGTAAATCCAGTTACATTAAGATCTCCAGTTATTTCGGCTTGTCCTCCGATATCAAGATCACCTGCACCATAGATAAATCCACTATTGACACTTAAGTTGCCATTATTAAGGATAACGTTGTCGCCAAATGTACCTGTTTGTTCGACTGCTAAATTGACTGCAGTTAGTGATGTTACAATACCAGTAGTTACCGTAAGACTCTGAGTATTGAAAGAAGTCGCAATACCAGAATTCATGCGAACAACACCGTTATCACTGACGTTAAAGTAACATCTGTCAGAAACAACGTAGTTCTGCATAGTGAGACCGACACCTGTTATGTCGTTCTCCGAAATAAGTCTATTTGCAGTCCACTGTCCAGCAACTTGACCAGTAGACTGTCCAAAAATTTCTCCTGTACTGAATATTCTTCCACCCAGAACAGAAAGACCTAAACCAATTGTGGCAACTCCAACAACTTCTAGGTCTTCACCAATTTTAGCAAACTTAGATAGTTGAAGATTACCCGCACCAATACTACCAATACCAGCACTATCAAAATATGCAGTGAAGGAAATAGTAGAGAATTCGGCAAACTTAAAAGTTTGACGATTGGTCATCTTAATGTCAGTTGTTGTACTTAAAATAGCATTGTTGCTTATTCTGATGTCAGTATCATTAATAATTTCAGTAATTGTTGTATTTGCAGGAATATTACTGGTTCCATTAATGTCGTCAGTAACGACCATTCCTACAGAAATACCTTCGTCAGGATCATCAATAGTAACAACATTAGATCCTGAGGTTGTACTACCTGGTTGAATTGCTACACCAGCAGTAGTATTAAGAGCTGGTTTATCAATTCCAATTGTGCCAGCACCAATAGAGAAAACTCTAGTATCATCTTGAATACCAGGTCCAGTTACTCTCCAAAAATTAGCAATACCAGAGGTATTAATACCGACAATTTGTTGTGGACCACTGCTAGGATCTACACCATCATAAAATCCATCTAATTCACCACTTTGAGTGGCAAAATATCCAGTATCAAAAGTGTCGGAGAGAGTAATAGTTGATTGTCCAACACCTGTGACAGTTGAAGTAGTCGCACCAGCACCAATAGTTGCACCACTACCAACGTGAATTTGTGGTCCAAGAGCAAATCTATTTCCAATATCAACACCAGCAGTAGCAATACCAGTAATGGTATTCTGGTTATCGAAATAAGAAATAATACCAGTATAAGTTAATGTAGGATCAGGGAGCATGAAGAGATCGCCCCTGATATCAGTCTGTCCTTTTACATATAAACCTTCATTAAGTGATCCCGTTCCAATACCAATTGCGGTTTTATTTAATATTTTTTGCTCGGCTAAGGTTCCAACTAGGGGAATACCTCCTTGAGTCACACCATCATGTACAATTGCCACATCATTAGTGGTATCAATTGTTAGTTCTCCGACCGCACCCGTGAAAACAGCATGTTCGGCTGCTGTACCCCTTCTTAGTTGTACCTGTTTGGTCATAGTACGACGTGCTCTTCAACTACTACTTTCTCTGATATATTTAGTATCTTAAATTATACATACATAGACTCTTTCTGGTTCAAAGTCGCGTTTCTGAGTGCCGCCACCTGAAGCGCCACCACCAGCAAGACCACCTAATCCACCTGGACCTTGAGCTGCCTCTCCATTAGGATCGTACTTACCGAGATAAATTGTACCAACACCAATGTAAGGTGTACGTGCATATGCTTCAAGTCCAGATGCAAGACCGAATAGTCCTCCCGTTCCTTTGTAGGGTCTGGAAATAGATTCGTCTCCAGATCCAAGTATGGTGATTGTTCCGCCACCATTGAAGTTTGGAATGAATCGAACATCTGGGAAAAGAAGTTCTCCAGATAGTTTGAAGAGAACCGTATTTCCATCAGTAAAGTCTCTTTCAACCTTAGTAGAACCAGAACCAGAAAGTGTGATCTGACCAATTCCGACATAAGGATAATCAGATTCGAGTCTGGTTTCTGCAGATCCGTCAATGTCAACAAGTACAACACCACCAACTGGAGCCCACTCAACTCTTTCCGCAGCACCACTGAGTTTTCTGAGAGAACCAGAACCTTGATATGTTGTTCTCGCAAATGCTTCTGCGCCAATTCCTGAAAGGGTAATATTGACTGTGGAATCTTGAGAGAATCCGCGAAGTACTTTTGTTTCTCCCGCAGAAGAAAGAGTAATTGTTCCAGATGACTCGAATACAAATAGATCCTCCTCTGCGGTAGCTGCAGCATCAGAAATCTGGATAAGAACCGTTTCTGTAAGACCAGATGTTTGTCTAGTATAGGAGTTATCAGATTCGTCTTGAGAATCACAACTGATATCGATCGAGTCGCAAGTAGGTGCCTTCTTACCAATACGGAATAAACCGCCGCCTGGATAGTTTGGAACCCACTGATTTGTAGATTCCCCAGATAGAACAATTCGACCAGATCCTTCTTCGACAGAGGTGATCTTAACATCAACTGGATCGTTATTGAGTGTGATAACACCAGATCCAATGAGAGGTGCTCTCTGATAAGACTCATCTCCCTGTCCAGAGAACGTGTAGAGAACTGTTCCATCCGCAGGATCTGCAGTTCTAGATTCTGCGGATCCACCTGCAATGAATAGAGACCCAGAACCAATCTCAGAGTTGGTGAGTTTGATATCTGATGCAGAACCAGAGAAGGTGCCAGTACCAGATCCAACATAATCAAAGGTTCTTCTCTCCACCATTTCGGTGGTTTGAGTGGAGATTGTGATGATACCTGAAGTACCAGGATCTGCATCATCACCATAATAACCATAATTAGCGATTTCTCTACAAGAACCGACACCAGAGATGTCAAAGAGTGCTGTAGTTACATCGTCATCAACTTGGTTGCCAAATGCCTCGGAAGCAATACCTGTGACATTGATAGTACCATTACCAAAGTATGGTAATAGAGCCCTGGTGATTGTAAGACCTCTATCATCATTAAGTCTAAAGGTTCCGATACCAGGACTACCAGGTCCTTCAACTCCACCAGCATTACCTGGGTAAATTGGTGAGTAGTATCTTCCGCCAATTGGATTTCCAGCAATATCAAATCCAGCTGGACCGATGGAGAACAGAATACCAGTTGTACCGATACCAATATTCTTGTCAATACCATAATGTGGAGTATAATCAATATCTGGATGATTCAGCTCACCAAAGACGGTGATAATACCTGAAGTACCAGGATCTGCATCATCACCATAATAACCAAATACACCGATCTGTCTGGTTTCTGCGTCTCCAGAAATCGTTGCAATTCCAGATCCAACATAATCATCGGTCTGTTTCTCGACCAGAGTTCCAGTGAGAGTAATTGTAGAAGCAACACCAACTTCACGAGCAGTGAACTTCTCGTCAGTACCAACTCCAGAAATTACAACATTGACAGTTCTTTCTGGAGTCTGCGCTGATAGTCTCTCCAGAGCATTTCCAGAGAAATCATATAGAACAGTATCAACTGGGGGATCCCAGGTGATAGATTCTGCAGCACCTGTCGCAGTGAATAGTGTTCCGACACCAACATGACTGAAGGTTCTGATTGGATTCTCAATCTCACCGCTGATCTGGATGCCAGTGGTCCCGATACCAATATTCTTATCGATACCATAATGAGGCGTGTAATCAACCTCTGGGTGGACCAGAGGTCTACCTGAGATGGTAATACCACCAGAAGTACCAGCACCAGTAACTTCGTAAAGATATAAGAGTCTTGTTTCGCCTTCTGTAGTCTGATCAAAGAAGATTGTACCGAATGGTCTCTTAACGAGATCAGTTTCGGTAATAAGTCCCCAATTATCATCAACTCCACCAACAGGATCGGTGATAAATCCCCAACTGATTGGAGCTGCCTGTTCGTAGACATAACCCCAATCTTCCGTACCAAATCCAACGGAAGATTTGTTGTAACTCCAAGTTACACTTTCGTCTTTCTCTCCAAATCCAAATAGTGATCCAGTACCAGTCCAATCAGCACTGAATACAACATTAGTAGGTACAGAACCTGCATCAAGTGTAATAATACCCGATGTACCAGGATCGTTATCGTCCCCGTAATAACCGTAATTCCATTCTTGTTTGGTTAGACCAACACCACCAGTGGTGAACAATATGGTATCTTCTGGAGTCTGAGCTACAAACTTCTCGACAGAAGATCCAGAAATGCTGTATAGTTGGTTGTTCTCTGGTGGGTTAAAAGAGACTTTCTCCGTAGCACCCACGGTGCTTTCGTCGAATCGGAGAGTTCCTGAAGATTCGCCAGTTTGTCTTATTAACCTTATACCACCGTCTTCTCTGATCTCAAATAGTTGACCAGTACCGACCCAAACTTTAACAAGTTTCTTGAGTACTTCTCCAGCAAGAATAATGTAGAGATCGAGTGGAGGAGTGTAATCTTTAGTGGTCTTAGCCTCTCCAGTAAGTCCTTCAACTGTGAGACCGCCACCAGGATATTGATCCTGGGTTTCGTAGATATATCCGTAATTTAAATATGGTAAATATGCAGGATTGAACGCCTGGTCCTCAGTTACTCCAGTACTATCATAAGTTTGACCAGTTTCGTCATAACTTCCTGGATTCTGAAGAAGTTCTCCATTTGCATCTAATGGATAATATAAATCGGTACTATAATCTGGTACGGATTGAACTGGTAGACCTTCGCCGAAGTCAACGGTATCTGGACCAGTAGTATCCGTAATAGAACCATAATCTTCCGCTATAAACGGAAAATCTGCCTGTATTATATTAAACTTGAATACATTCGGCATCAATTCGACCTAACATATAGTTTAGAGATCACAAAGGAGGGGATCGCTTCATAATAAGCAACCCCCTCACAATTCAAACTATTAAATTAAGAAAAAAAGATCAAATATCAGTCAAGTGCGACATTAAGTGTGATCTTGATTTGGTCACCGTTGTTCTGAATGGTGTATGGACCATTTGTGAATCTCTCAGCATACATGATGCTGGAATAGAGAGTTGCAGTACCAACACCAGCAGCTGCATTTTCAGTTGGATTGAGTGCAGGAGTACAAACGAATTCGGCGTTGTTGATGGTCTTGAAGACGGTATAAGTTCCAGAAGCGGTTGTTGTATTTGCAGTACCTGCAGCAACATAAACAATATCACCTGCGACGAGACCGTGGTTCGCCATAGTAACCTTACCGAAACTAAATGTTACGGTTGGGTTAGTTGCAACCTGAATGTTATCGATTAGTGCGTTATCCAGATATACTACCTTAAGCGCTCTATCAACACCAATGACTTTAGTTCCCGTAACAATACCAGGGTTACCTCCTGCAACCATACCTAGTGTAAGATCATCAACACTTTGGTTAGGATCGACAGTTACGTAGGAGTTACCAATAACACCGATAATAGGATCAGAGTTGTTACCTAGACTTACTGTTGTTCCGACGCCAACACCTGCAGCATGTACAACACCTTGTACGTTAGTAGGCATGTTGTTAGCGCGAGTAACGTAGTAGCCGTATACGTCACCAGCGTTTCCAGTAAAGGTAAATGTCTGTTCTGGATAAGTTGCAGTAGTACCAGAACCTACTTGAGCGATGGTCCAACGAGAACCGTTAAGAAGAATACCTGTTTGTTGAGTATATGCTTGGTCAGTTCTGTTGTTTACGCAGAATGGATAACCAGTTGTAGGTGCATAACCGTATGCATTAGTGTTACCTACACCATATGGTTCATAATACGCAGTTGGCGAAGGTACGTCAGACTCCGCTGGGGTGGTGTTCGATGTGAACAGTTTGAGAACAAGGTTTCTGGGGGACTGATCACCAAGAGTAGGAACGTGGTTGTTATTTGCAACCAAGTACCTTAGTGATTCAAGTTCTCCAATATTGGGGACTAATAGTGCCATTTAAAACAACTCCCTTCTTGGCTACAGATGAAATAACTATTGTTATTTATAAATTTAATTTCAAAGAGATTAGAAATCTCCTGATATTACTGACTGAGATGACTTCAAATTGTAGAATGTCTCCAGCCGTTATAGTGTTATCCCAATTATTTAGAACATCATCACGAATAGCTCTAGCACTGGATAGAGAAATATATCCAGAATCAGTTATGGTGTTGAAGGTAGGAAAAGAAGAAAAATTAGATTTTTTAATTTCTACACTTATATCACCAGCCTGATCGGCAAGAATTTGTGCGTGTTCTATGGTTCCAGTGACATCAATGGTAACTGAACCTTTGATACCAGAATTCATAGGATTGCTACCAGAATCAACAATGAAATTGACAGTTCTGGTTAGATCTGCAGTATATTGCAGAGCAATAATGAATACATCATCAGTTGAGGTAGGTGCAACAGTAAATTGTATATTGCTACCAGAAATATTATAATCTTCAATGGGTTCTAATACCAGATTGTTTTTTACAACTAGTATTTGTTGATCGTTTATAGGAGTATAAACGTTAGTATTATGAGTTAGTGCAAATAATGTTTTTGATCCATCGAACTGAGAGTTCAGATGATCCAGAATAAGATTAGTATTTTGAATAGACTTTGATGGTATCTCATAATTGACACCAACGTCATATTCTGGACTTTGATCAACTGATACTACGTATTCTGCCATCAGACAACACCTGGGGTTACTAGAACATTACCTTGAACAGCTCTTGT